CCACGCTTCGCCGCCTTGGGATCCCAACTGTAGCCCTCATGCTCTTTGATGGTCATAGGGCAGTGCTTGGCGTGAATTTTATACATGCCGGACTTGAGCGCCATCGAGGTGCGCCGGATGCCCTCTAATACTTCGTTCTCTCCGTTCTTGACCTGGTACCCGCGCCGCACCAGTTCGAGCTTGAAGCTGGCCGCGCTCGGGTCCACCACCACCACGAGGCCGCGATGCTCAGGACCAACGAACGCATCAAAGTCTTCTCCATATTCTGAGTCTGTTTTCTGCCGCCGCTCTTTGGCGCTATCCCAATAGAACTCCCGCTCCTGGTAAAGCGTCTTTCCGTCCCCGTAAACGTCGAGGAATACGCAGGGATTGATCGTTCCATAGTCCACAAAGACGTAATGCTCGGCGGGGCTAGTGAGCAGCGCAATTGGCCGGCTATCGTCGTCGTACTTGCAGTTCGGCCCCAACACGTCCCGGTAGATGGACGATTCCGCAATAACCCACTGGCCCAAGATGTACCGCTGATAGAACACCCCGGAGTACATGTTCTTCTGCGCGTCGATGTACTCAGCGCTCAAGTTTGGGTTGTCATCCATCGTGTAGTGTCCCGACCAAAGCAGCTTCTTCGTCCGCAGAGTGGGATTGTCGAGGAATTCGGTCTTGAGCCAGTGCATCGGCGTTGCAGGGTTTGTGGTCCCGTACAGCCGCGCACCATCTGGCGACATGCGGGTGAGCAGCATCTGAAAGAATTCCTGCGGCATGAGCGTGATTTCATCGCCCACCGCCAAGCCCACGGTAAGCCCGCGAACATACTTCTCGCTGCCTTCATCCTTGGCCCCCATCACCAGCCACGTAGACCCGCACAGACGCAAGAGACCGCTCTGGTGGTTGTACGTGTAGTTGGAGGGGCCTACGAGGTTGAACATGTCATTCAGGACGTTGTTGAAGATGGTCTGCTTCGATACGCCAGTCAGAACCTTCCAGCCGTTCACCTGGTACCTGCAGCCCTGGAGAATCTTGGGATGGAGCGCCCAAGTTTTTCCTGACCGGACACTGCCTTCGAGCAAATTGATGCGCCGGTCTAGTTCGAGAGGGCGGTAGGCGAATTCCTTGAGCCGTGGACCGAAATTTAGGATCGCCATTTTCGCACCGTTTGTTACTACTTAGTACACATTACTAACTCTTTTGTTTTCAGTAAAAGGTGTCGCCGATTCCGAGGGTGACACTTTTCAGAGAGATTCTCAATTCAGAGAGAATGTTTACTATTCCGCCAATATTTAAACCTTTTAGAATCATTATTCCTCTGATTCCGGCTCTTCCGTCTTCGGCATCTCCTGGTATTCACGGCGAAATTCAGAGAGCAATTCGGTCAGAGGATCGTTGATTGTGTTGATTTCAACTTTCTCACCATACTTCTTGGGGTCCAACTGGCCGGCGCGTTTCAAGGATGTTTGGACGATCAACTGCGACCGCTGCACGTTATCGATCACTTTCCGCTTCGTAATCGTCTTGTCGCCGTCCACTATCGTTTCTTCGATCACCCCAATCAATGCAGTACGTGCATCGATCTGCGCTCGGTCGTGGATCAACTCGGCTTGCATACGTCTCGCTCGTGCGGACTGCTCCCGAAATTCTTTGTGAGATTCGAGCCATCTGTATACAGTGGTTGAACTTGGCGCATACCCGTCTGTGAGGCGAATCTCTTCCAAAACCTGTTCAAGCCCCATTTCAGAGGTAGCTATCCTCTCGCAGATTTTGTCTACGATCTCTGGCGTGTAATCAGTTGGGCGTCCTGCTGGCATATATGGATTATAGTACGGAACTCAAGCCGCTTTCTTCTCCGGCATGATCATCCACCGCTCCGACAGCAGCCCGCCCGGATAGCGCACATGCACCACCAGGATTACTCTCGGCTTGGGGATCGGCTTCGTCATTGTCCTTACCATGCGAGTATTCTTTTGCCATGTATTCAGTATATCTCAATCCTGTGGTTTATCCACAGGATTTGCACAGCCTATTCGCTCTTTTCGTATCTTTTCGCTTGCATTTACTCTTTTTACGCTGTACTATTATCACAGATCAGACAGAGATCGATCTTGGTGAACGCCCACCGTCGGCGCAGGTTGAAATTCCTTCGGGCGGATGTGCTTATGCGGGATCAGTATCCCGTACGTTTAGTGGCCGCTACCAGCGGCAATTCATAATCGCAACACGCCTTCAGTGGCTATGCGGGCCGGAGCGCAAAGTGGAATCTCCGGCACAGTACAGCGGTACTCAACTGCATAAGGAGCAGAAAAAATGGAAATGAATCAGCTCAAGCAGGACGCCGACAGAATAGCCGCTTTGTACAAGGAAAGCGGAGTGGAATCTGCAACCGAAGAGTTCCGCCACGTGATCAATCAGCCCAATTATCCGTATTGGATTACGTTAGCCTTGAAAGACGAAGTAAGGAAGCTGGTAGGAGCATGAGAAACGTTATACACGGCTTACGGACATTTGAATTGACAGAGGACGCACTTGAATACATAAACCTCCTGCTTGCATATCGGGAAGGGCACTCCGTCATGGGAAGTGGAAGGGAGTGTTTTGTTACTGAAGGTTATGACGGTCGATGCTCCCTTTGTAAAGAGACAGACCGCTTGACCGGCAAGGATCAACACGATGGAGCATTAGATGCGATGCTGGCCTTATTAAGGAGCAAAAACAATGGACTCTGAGCAGAAAACCATTCCATTTGATGCCCTTGTGAGCGATCACTCACTATGCGAAGCGCAGATTCCATGGAAACTCTCACGTTTCTTTTCGAGAACTCATTTTCGGGAGGATTCTTGAACGTGAACCGCAAAGATTGGAAAGAGTAACCAGCAGTACAGCGGTACTCAACCGCATAAGGAGCAGCCCTCCACGCCCTCCGTAGCTCTCAGGGTAGGGGATTGGGCACGGAGATTTTAACGGCTCGTCAGAAAATGGTGCAAAGCATTGCACTAAACCGAATTCAAGGAGGACAACCATGGAAATCAAGAACATTTACGATGCAGTGATTTTTGTTTCAGCAGCACTCACCATCAAAGACACGCTGATCGAGGCCATTAAAGCAAAAACCAACCTGAGCAGTGCCTACCTGCGCGGTGCCAACCTGAGCGGTGCCGACCTGCGCAGTGCCAACCTGAGCGGTGCCGACCTGCGCAGTGCCTACCTGAGCAGTGCCAACCTGAGCGGTGCCGACCTGAGCGGTGCCTACCTGAGCGGTGCCAACCTGAGCGGTGCCAACCTGAGCAGTGCCAACCTGAGGGGTGCCGACCTGAGCGGTGCCAACCTGAGCGGTGCCTACCTGAGCGGTGCCAACCTGAGCAGTGCCAACCTGAGCGGTGCCGAGGATATTCCGGCTATGGCTATCGCACAAATGCAGTTCATCCCCACCGAAGGCGCATTCATCGGATGGAAGAAATGCAGAAATGGCTTAATTGTCAAGCTCGGCATCTCCGCATCTGCCAAGCGCAACCATGGGTCAGAGCGCAAGTGCCGATGCTCAAAAGCTAAGTGCCTCGCCATCTTTGACCGTGACGGCAACGCAATTTCTGAGGCAACCAGCGAATATGATGCCTCATTTGTCTACCGTGTTGGCAAAGTGGTAAAACCGGCCAATGGTTTTGACGATGATCGCTGGAATACATGCGGAGCCGGAATTCATTTCTTCCTGACGCGGCTTGAGGCTGAAGCGTACACGCTATAACCTGAAAGGAAATCCAATGACACATACACGCATACAAGCCCTAGCATTTGCCGACTACTTGGCCGCACGGAAAGCCTGGGAAGAAGGAAAATCCCAGTATCCCGTGCCACCAGTGCTCACCATCGGACCCCTGGAATTGCTGGAATTGTCTGAGGCCGCGCAAGCCCGCGCAGACCTCGTGAAAGCCATCGCAGCGGAAACAGCGGCAATCGAAGATGAGTGCAACGCCGCTGGGTACGATGAGCATTGTGCCTGGCACGACCCGCAGCTCGACGGCCTGCGCATGGACATGGACTATGTGCGCAAGCGCGGCCTGGAGCTGGCGGCGCTCAAGGCTCAGCAGTTGCCCATCCTAGACCGCGCAAAGCGGGTGCTGATTACCTCCAGCGTGGTCCTGATTGGCTTCCTGGCGCTCATCTGGGCCGTGGCGCATTTTGCGCGGGAAGCAGGACTCCCGTGGTAGCCGCCGTCACTATCATCCTAGTATTGCTCTGGTACGTGCTCGGATGTTTGGCGCTGAATACAGCCCGGGCCGCCGCATATCGCCGGGTCCACCACCGTGTGCCGCGCACCAGTGAAACGATGCGAGCTTGGCGCTACAACCAACCGTTCGACCGGCGCGACTAAGCGCAGAAAAGAGGATCAATGACCGCCCTCCTAGTCCTGTCCGCGCCCACCATGCTGGCCGTGGCTGTCGTTATCGTTGTCTACATCTCCGGCCTGCGCCGGGGAAAGAAAGGTGTGCTGTGACCCTCCGCAACGGACAATGGGCCAACCGGCCCGACCCCATGTACGACCACTCCCACGAGTACCCCCTCGCCAATGTACTGCACGAGGGGCCAAACGTAAGCATCAGGCATGTTCCCCTGTACGACCGCTGGTGGGTCATTGCGCTTCAACTGCTCGTGCTCGTTTCCGCCATCCTGTGCTGCATATACGAGGCTGGATGCTTCGACAGATAACCATGCTGGCCCGCTTTTGCCCCTCCACGGCCTCGCTATGGGGATAGACAGGGAAACGGGCATGGACGATTTAACAGGCTGTCAAACCATTTGGTGCAACGTTGCACCTGTTTTCAGAAAGGAAAAACTATGCCGAACTTTACGCCTGGACCCTGGCAAAGACTATCTTCCGGTAGCGTGTGGTCGGAAAATAATCAAATCGTCCACATGGATGACATTCACCCCACCCCCATGAACGATGAGTATTCAGCAGAGAGAGAAGCCAACGCCCGACTGATCGCCGCCGCACCTGCAATGTACGAGGCGCTGCATCGAGCTGTAAACGAAATGGAGTTCTGGTCGAAGGGGCACTCTGACGCAGAGATCGCAATTGCGCGTGCAGCACTCGCCCAAGCCGAAGGAAAACTATGAAAAACGGTATCCCAATCAAAGACGAGTACAGCATCACGGAAGCAGCGAAGATCACCGGCTTCTCCCCCTCGACCATCCGGCGCTGGATTCTCACTGACCATCTCAAGGCGCATCGGCTGGGCCTGAAGTTCTGGCGGATAAACCAGGAAGATGTGGAACGCATCATTAACCCAAGAGGAAACTGACCATGCCGCAAAATGGAGAACGCCTCTCTCGCGCCGAAGAAGGAACCGCAATCAAGCTCGAAGGCCGCAATCTTCCGCCGCGCTCAATCGTCATTCAGAAGGAATGGAACCCGCGCGTTATGTCCAGCGATTCGGTAAAGCAGTCCATCGAATCCCTGAAGCAGTCCATCCGCGCCAGAATCAACGCTGGACTTCCCGGCCTGTTCAAACCGATTCAGGTCCGCTATATCCGCTCTACCGCCCCATGGAGAGGCGCTACGGTCACAGGTGGCACGCCGCTACTCGTCGATGGTGAGCGGCGGCTCCTTGCCTATCTCCAGCTATGGGACGAGGGCACAGAGGCAAACATCCCCGTCACCGACACGGACGGAGATGAGGCTCAGCTACGCGCCGCTAGCATTATCGCCAACGATGGCCTTCCGCTTACCGCCCTGGAAATCGGCCGGCAATGCAAAATCCTCCGTGATGGCTGCTGCAAGTCGGTCGAGTGGATCGCCGAGAACATCGGAAAGTCCCAACGGTTCGTCACCGAGGCAATTGCGCTCCATGACGCGCCCGAGGAAGCCAAGGCGCTGGTTGCATCTGGAGAGGTCACTCCATCCGCAGTGCGCAGCGCGTGGAAGGCCGAAGTAAAGCAGGCACAGGAAGAGAACCGAGCGCCTGAGCCAGAACGCATCGTAGAACCCCTGAAACAGGCCGTAGCATCCCAACCGCAGCCCGCACAGGCCACCATCCCCGGCACCGTAAAGCCATCGAAGCAGAAGCCGGTAGCACGTCCCAAGGCAGAAAGCAAATGTGATCGAGAAATCAAAACAGTTCTGGCGCTTGCCGATGATCTCGCCGCGAAGGCCCTGGACGATGAATTGCCGATCAGTGATGTATGGAAGGCAGCAAAGGCGTATCAAAAAGCTCGGGGAATCTAGGTGCGATCTTGCACCAAAACCGGAAAGGAAGAAAAACCATGAAAGTACAGAAGACCGTAATTACTAGCGCAGATGTGGATTCTGAAGGATATTACAAAGCCTCTATCGATCTCACAATCGAAGGAGATTTGACCGTCGATGATACTGTTGTAAATTTCAGAGTTATTGGCAATTTAATCGTGCGCGGAAACCAGTACGTGGGCGGCAACCAGTACGTGCGCGGAAACCAGGACGTGCGCGGAAACCAGTACGTGGGCGGCAACCAGTACGTGGGCGGCAACCAGTACGTGCGCGGCTACCAGTACGTGCGCGGCAACCAGGACGTGGGCGGCTACCAGGACGTGCGCGGCTACCAGGACGTGGGCGGCTACCAGGACGTGCGCGGAAATCAGGACGTGTCGAAACATCACTTCTGTGTCACGCGCCACTTTACGGGAACCTACGACTATCACGTCATGGTAGCCATCACAAAAAATGGAGAAAGATTTGTTTACATGGGATGTCTGCATTATTCCCTTGAGAAATGGGAGAAGATCGGCATTCGGAAAAGCAACCTTTCAGAATTTCCAGAGGATGGATCACGGCGAAGTGAAGAGCGCGTTCTGGCTTTTGAATTTGCGAAGGCGGCAGCTCTCGCTCTCAAGGTGCCTACCAAAACTGATCCTCCAAAATAACGCTAAAACAGAAAGGCCCAATCCGGGAGGAAAGGGCCGATATTGTCCGGTAGGCTCAAACGGCGTATACTGGATGTGTCCGAGCGTCCCGCGCAAAGACATAAGGCCCCGGCTGATCACCGGGATCATGTGGCAGGGGGGAGTCCTCAAGCTCTCCCCTCCAGCCTTACTTGAGGAAGGTACGAATGGCAAATTCATGGTTACGTCTGTGGCACGAACTTCCAAATGATCCAAAGTGGCGTACTATCGCCCGTGCATCTGGTCAACCCATCCCGTCAATAATCGCTGTCTACATTCATTTGCTCGTTTCGGCTTCACAGAATGACCCACGAGGCCAGATCGATGTATGCCCCGAAGACCTTGGCTCTGCCCTAGACATTGGGACCGAGGCTGTGGAGAAGATTCTCGATGCGATGCAGGGCAAGGTTCTTGACGGCACAGAAGTCAAAGGATGGGACAAGAGACAGCCGGCCAAAGAGGACAATAGCGCCGAACGGGTGGCTCGTTTCAGGAAACGGCATTCAGCGTTACGTAACGACGAGTCTGCATCTGTAACGCACAATCCACCCGACTATTCACCATTTAGACAATGAATTCAACAGGATACAGACTTTTTCATCTTCAGGCAGCTTTTGCTTTTTCTGTATCTACTCTGCATCTCTTCTTTATCTTTATCTGTGGTTACATTGCGGATAAAGCGTTACGTAACGAAATGTAACGAAAGGTCGATTATGCCCACACATCACGACTGGAAGCGCACCCAAACTAATGATGGAAAAATCATGGATGCTAAGAGCTTAGTTCTCAGCCAATTTCCGGATGCGTACATCTACAGAACGAGACCCAACGTAGATGTGCGTCGCCCCAGAACTAAAGATGATCCTCCTGCGCTCGTACACTATGCGCTGTTGAGCGGCTATCACGTGACCGATCAGCAAGCGTGGGATGAAGCTGCCCGGCGACTTGTTCCCCGCGACCTGCAAGATAAGCCGTGGGCGTGGGAAATGTACGTTGCTCTCAAGAAAAAGAACGAAACACAACGGCCCCACTAGGGGGAGATGTATTCAACAGAAAGGAAAACGAGAATGATTAACAGACCGCCAGTACAGCAGATTTGTTTCATTGACGAGAACGGCAATCCGGGCACATACACCGTTGGACGCGGTTGCACGGAGATTCGGGAATTCGAGGAGAATGGAGAATACGCGTTTATCCCCTGGGTTGAAGTTTGGGACGGGGAACGACTCATCGCCCGATTCAATCAGCACAAAATTGAAAGCATCATATATTAGTAAGATTTCCACAACTTACTTGCATCTTACCCTTGACAACAATCTTACAGCGGAGTAACTTCAACACATGGGAACGAAAAAGGCAGTACCAAAGCGGATTTACGCTCTGACAGACAAGGGGCGCGAGAGGATCGCCAAGGCTCAGCGTAGGCGCTGGCGGGCGTTTCGGAAGGCCAAACGGGAAGCGAAGAAGGAGCTGGCATGAGCATCATCAGAGCAGGACTGGTAGCAATTGAATTGCGCAAGCTGGCAGATGCACTAGACAAGGAGCCGGACACCACCATCGTAAGGCCCAACATCTACTTTACGTGTTCCTACGTGGGGGACTTCGGCAAGGCTGCGTTTCTGTCTCTCGCCAAGCTCCTGCCCCGGCCATTGGTCAAGAGGTCAACCAACAACGAATACCAGCTTGTAGGGGAGAACGATGCAATCCGCTTCGAAGCAGCGATTACGCGCTCTCAGGTTTGCACGCTGGTAGAACCGGCCAAGCCTGCTGTCTACGATTGCCCTTCCATCCTGAGCGAAGCGGAAGAAGCGGCGTTGGGTGAGGAAAGCTTAACCGCATGACCATCGACCAGGCAGTAGAGCGGCAAAGGTCCGAGGATGTAGAGCGCGGCTTCAGCGGTGAGCCGGAGCGGGTGGAGCGGGAATACGATGCCGATACCGACCCGAACTGGAAACCGCACACAGTTCTACCGGGCATCCATTACGCTCGGGTGGACGGCAAGCTGCAAGTGGTGAGTGCGGAAGAGTACGGAAAGATGTATCCAACGGAAGGAGTAGCATGAGCCTGAAAATCATCAAAGCATCCGAACCGATGCCCATCAGCAATATCGTTCTAACTGTTTACAGCCAGCCTGGACTTGGAAAGTCGAGTCTGTCCTTTACGGCGGATTCTCCACTGCTTCTGGACTTCGATCACGGCTCCTACCGTGCCGCTGTTCGTGGCGATTCGGTTCCTGTGGGTCCATGGTCAGATGTGGCTGGGATGAATGCAGCGGACCTGGAGCCGTACAAGACCATCATCGTGGACACTGCCGGTCGTGTCCTTGACGCTTTGGCGCTGGACATTATCGCTGGCAATCCAAAGATGGGCCGCGCTGATGGGAGCCTGAGCCTTCAAGGGTTCGGCGCACTCAAGAGCCGGTTCGCTCAATGGCAGTCGTTTCTCCGCTCTCAAGGCAAGGATATTGTTCTGGTTTGCCACATGGATGAGCAGAAGAACGGTGACGACACAAACGAGCGCATCGACGCGCAAGGGTCCAGCAAAAACGAGATTTACAAATCTAGCGATGCGATGTGCCGCATTCGTTTGGACGCCAAGGACCAGCG